CTATATAAAAAAAATAATAAAAAAAGGAATGTTTGATTAAAAAAATATTTATTATTTTTTAAATAATATAATTAAAAAAAATTAATATCAATTAATGAGTGATCTCAAACAATTTGAAAAACAAATAAAAGAAATAAGAGAAGCATACAAACTAATTTTTGAATCAGATGAAGGTAAAAAAGTTTTATCTGATTTAGAAAAACGATGCCACTTTTGGTCTACCACTAATGTTAAAGGGGATAGTCATGAGAGTGCATACATGGAAGGTCAACGCAGCGTACTTCTATTTATTAAATCAATGCTGCAAAATGATAACACTAAAGGAAAATAACTATGTCACAAGAACAGATAACACAGGAAACTGTGCCTGTAGCAGAGACAACACAAACTACTACAGAAGCACCAAAACAAGAAACACAAATAGAACAACCAGTACCAACAGTTGCTAAGTCTTGGAAAGAAGCTATTCCAGAAGATTTAAGAAATGATCCAAACATTTCTAAGTTTACTGAACTAGAAGCTCTTGCTAAATCTTATATCAATGCAACAAGAATGATTGGTCAAGATAAGGTTGCTGTACCGAATAACAATTCAACAGATGATCAATGGAATGAAGTTTATAATAAACTAGGTAGACCAGAGTCTCCAGATAAATATAAACTAGAAGTTAAATCAGATGTTGTTCCATTAGATGATGGTGCAATTAAATCATTTGCAGAGAATGCTCACAAGCTAGGTTTAAATAATAAACAAGCTCAAGGTATTTTAGAGTTCTATAAAGAATCTATGGAAGGATCTGTTCAACAATCAAGAGTAGATACTGAAACTGCACAAGCTAATGCTGAAGCACAACTTAGAAAAGAATGGGGTAGAGCATTTGATGATAATATCAAAAGAGCTGGAGCAGTTGCGAAAGCAAACATGAATCCACAAATTTTAGATATGGAACTTAAAGATGGTACAAGATTAGGAGATCATCCAGAAGTTATTAAAGGCTTTGCTAACATTGCTAATCTTTTATCTGAAGATAAATTAGTTGGAACTGAAAGCGAAAATGTATCTCAAGGTGTAGATTATCAATCTGAAATTAGTAAGATTGTTAATGATCGAAGTGGTCCATACTGGAATAAATCACACCCAGATCATGACAAGGTTGTTCAGCAAGTATTCACATTAAGAACAATGATGAGCAATGGATAACAAAGAAGTTAAATTAGAGATACTTCGTATTGTAGTGGAGAGTGGATCAGAGAATCAAAAATCAAATCCCTTGCCAATCTGCAAAGAATATTATAAATGGGTTTCTATGGCGGATGAAAATTCGCCAAAGAAAAGTAAGACAATTCGAAAGAACCTTACTGACAACAAGGAAAGCCTTGTAGTCTAAAAGACTTTAAATCCAAGAGAAGCCTGTCGCATGATAGAAAACCTCTCTGTTTTTGTTTAACATTAACTATAACAATTAGGAGAGACAATTATGTCAACTCAAATAACTACAGCATTTGTAGAACAATATAGTTCTAACATCCAAATGCTATCACAACAAAAAGGATCACTTTTAAGAGATAAAGTGAGACTTGAGTCTGTTACAGGTAAGAACGCATTCTTTGACCAAGTAGGTTCTGTAACAGCAACTGTCAGATCAACTCGACATTCAGACACTCCACAAGCAGATACTCCTCACTCAAGAAGAAGAGTTTCACTTGTTGACTATGAGTTCGCTGATCTTATCGATGATCTAGACAAAGTAAGAATGTTAGTAGATCCAACTTCTACTTACGCATTAGCTGCTGCTTATGCAATGGGTAGAGCAATGGATGATGCTATCATTACTGCTGCTACTGGTTCAGCTGATACTGGTGTAGCTGGTGGAACTGCGGTTGCACTACCTGCATCTCAAATCATAGCTGAAGCTGGTACAACTGGTATGAACATTGCTAAATTAAGAGAAGCAAAAGAAATCATTGACTTAGCTGATGTTGATCCTTCACTACCAAGACACATCATCGTATCTCCAAAACAAATCTCTGATTTGTTAGGAACTACTGAAGTGACTTCTAGTGATTTCAATACAGTTAAAGCATTAGCACAAGGTGATATTAATACTTTCTTAGGATTTAATTTCATCGTGTCTAACAGATTAGCTGTTGCATCTCAAATTAGAGATTGTATTGCTTTCGTAAGTGATGGAATCGCTTTAGCTGTTGGTAAAGATTCAACTGCTAGAATCGATGAAAGAGCTGACAAAGGTTATGCTACTCAAGTTTACTATTCTGCTGCATTCGGTGCGACTAGAATGGAAGAAGACAAAGTAGTTAAAATCCAAGCATACGAAGCGTAATCGCTTATTATTAGGTGGGGGAGCAATCCCCCATCTATCATTATGAAACAAATAAAAGATTTAAAAACAATATTACATTTTAAACAAGGGAGTTATGTTTATCGATATGTATTGGTAGACAGGTTTAAAAATACAGGTAAAGTGCATTATGGTTTCGATGCAAAGCTAGAAAGAACTGAAAAAGAATTATTTGCATTAGAAAAAGATAGACAGATTAGAAGAAAGTATATTATAAGGAAGTAATATGGCATCAGTAGTAGACATTTGTAATGGAGCATTAAACCAACTTGGTGCGTCAACCATATTATCATTGACAGAAGATTCTAAGAACGCAAGACTTTGCAACGCAAGATACACACAAGTAAGAGATAGTTTATTTAGATCTCATCCTTGGAATTGTTTAATTAAAAGAGTTGAACTTGCAAGAGATACAGCAACACCTTCATGGGGTTTTAGTTATCAGTTTACTTTACCTGCGGATTGTTTGAGAGTGCTTACTATTTTAAATTATGATTATGATTACAAGATTGAAGGTAGAAAAATTTTAGCAAACCATGCTACAGTAAAAGTACAATATGTTGCAAGAATTGAAGATCCAAATCAATATGATGAACTATTAAGAGAAACTATATCAGCTGCACTTGCTGCTGACATTGCTTATGCAGTAACTTCATCAAATCCAACTGCTTCCAATATGTACAATTTATTTCAAGATAAATTAAAAGAAGCAAGATTTGTTGATGCTACTGAAGGTCAAAATACAAATCCAGATAATGGTCAATCAGATGTGATTGGAGCTTCTTCATTTATTAACGCAAGGTACTAACCCATGGCAAGAGTTGCGGTACAATTAACCAATTTTACTGGTGGTGAATTATCACCCAGACTTGATGGTCGTAATGATCTAGCTAAATATTCCACAGGATGTAAGACATTAGAAAACATGGTTGTCTATCCTCATGGTAGTGCAGCAAGAAGAAGTGGTACACAATATGTAGCTGAAGTAAAAGATAGTTCTAAAGAAACAAGACTTATTCCTTTTGAGTTTAGCACAACACAAACTTACATACTTGAGTTTGGTAATCAATATATAAGATTCTATAAAGACAATGGTCAAATATTATCGGGTGGTTCAGCTTATGAAATAAGTTCACCATACTTAGAAGCAGAATTGTTTGATATTAAATATGCACAATCTGCGGATGTCATGTACATCTGTCATCCTAATCATGCAGTAAGAAAGCTATCAAGAACAGGTCATACTGCCTGGACACTTACTGAAGTTGATTTTCAAAATGGTCCATTCATGGATCACAATATTTCTACTACGACATTAACTGCTGGTCATACATCAGTTGGAAGTTCTGGTAACTTAACTTTATCATCTACAACAGGTGTTAATAATGATCAAGGTTGGTTATCTACAGATGTTGGTAGACTCGTACATTTTAAAGAAGGTCATTATAAAATTACTTCAATAACTTCTACAACAGTTGCTGTATCAACTTGTGTTGTTGCTCCATCTTCTGGTTCTGCATCTACTGACTTTGCTTTAGGATCTTTCTCTGACACCACAGGTCATCCTTCTTGCGTAACCTTTTTTGAACAACGATTGGTATTTGCCGCAACCTTATCTCAACCGCAAACATTATTCTTTTCTGTTTCTGGAGATTATGAAAACATGGATGATAACTATCATGGTACAGTAGCAGATGATGATGCTATCATTTATACGATTGCATCGAACCAAGTAAACGCAATTCGTTTTATGACAGCAACAAGAACTTTAATTATTGGTACAGCTGGTGGTGAGTTTGCAGTTAGTGGTGGTGGTACAGATATTGCAATTACTCCTACAAATATTTTAATTAAAAAACAATCCAACAATGGTGCTGCAAATGTAGACGCACTTGCTGTTGGCAACGCAACTTTATTCTTGCAAAGAGCTAAAAGAAAATTAAGAGAACTTGCTTACAACTTTGATGTAGATGGATATGTAGCTCCAGATCTTACCATCCTTGCCGAGCATATCTCTGAAGGTGGATTCAAACAACTATCGTATCAACAAGAACCCAATCAAATTATTTGGTGTGTTCGTAACGATGGTCAACTTATTGGACTTACTTATCAAAGAGAACAAGAAGTAGTTGCTTGGCATAGACATATATTTGGTGGAGCATTTAATAGTGGTAACGCAGTATGCGAAAGTGTAGCAACCATACCTACTGATAACTCTGAATATCAAACATGGGTTATTGTTAAAAGAACAATCAATGGAAGTACAAAGAGATATATTGAGTATATGCACAATTATGATTTTGATGAAACAGATGATACTTCATTTAACTTTTTAGATTCACAATTATCTTATGATGGTTCACCTGTTACAACACTTTCTGGTTTATCACACCTTGAAGGTCAAACTGTTTCGATCTTGGCAGATGGTGCAACACATCCAGATAAAGTAGTATCAAGTGGTGAGATCACTTTAAATAGATCAGCAAGTAAAGTTAAAGTAGGATTAGGATTTACATCTTTATTACAAACAATGAGACTAGATGCTGGTTCACAGAATGGCACATCTCAAAGTAAGACTAAAAGAATTTATGAAATAACAATTAGACTCTATGAATCTTTGGGAGTTGAAGTTGGACCAGATTTAAACAACATGGAACGAATACCATTTAGATCTTCAGCAGATTTAATGGATAGTGGTGTTGGAGTATTTACAGGAGATAAAGAAGTAGAGTTCAGAGGTAATTATGAAACTGATGGATTTATCTTTGTTAGACAAGATCAACCTTTACCTTTAACAATATTATCTTTATATCCTAAGCTAATAACAAACGATGGATAACATTTTAAATATTGTTAAGTATAAAGGAGAACATGGTCAGTACATTATGAAGCAAAGAATGAATCATGTATTGATGGATAAAGATATGGAGTTTGAAGGAGATCCAATGAATTTAGAACAAGATAACTTAGCATTTACTGGTATGATTGATGGTGAGCCTATCTTCGCAGCAGGTATGAAAGTTATTTGGAATGGTGTTGCAGAAGGTTGGGTTATTGCTACAGAGAAAGTTTTACAGCATCCTTTGCTTGTTGCTAAAGCTATTAAGAAAGATTTTGCTCGTATTGCAAAAGAAAATAATATCAATAGAGTTCAAACTGCTGTAAGAGCAAACTATACAACTGGCTTAAAATTTGCTAAATGGTTAGGATTAGAGGAAGAAGGATTAATGAAAAAATTTGGTTTTGATGGTTCAGATCAATATATGTATGCGAGGATATTCTAATGAGTTGGCAGATGGCAGTAATTGGTGCAGTAGGTGCAGCACAAGTTCAACAACAAGGTGCTATTGGATCATATAACAAAGCAATAGCAGATAGAAATTTTAGAGTTAAAGTACAAGAAGCTGAACAAATAGAAAAACAAAAAGAATTTGATATTGCACAATTTGAT